AGAACGTCTAGGGCTGAGTACCAGAGGGGTATCATGGATGCCTGTTCTGAATACAGGGTCAAAGAAGTTGTTGTCATGGCTGGCGCTCAGTTGGGCAAGTCAGAAGCCTTGTTGAATATCATTGGATATCACATTGATCATGATCCGTGTCCGATACTAATGCTCCAACCAACAGAGTCAATGGCCCAGTCGTTCTCAAAGGATCGTATTGCTAACGGTCTTCTCAGGGCTACGCCTTGTCTTTCAGGAAAGGTCAAGGATCCTCGCGCTAGGGACTCCAATAATACGACTCTGCACAAGATCTTTGCTGGCGGCAGTCTTTCTCTGGTTGGAGCTAATTCTCCAGCAGGACTAGCCTCAAGACCGATCAGAATAATACTCGCAGATGAGGTTGACCGATTCCCAGCCTCAGCAGGATCAGAAGGTGATCCACTTTCACTAGCTCGCAAGAGAACATCTACCTTTCACAACTCTAAGGTCATTGCGGTTAGCACTCCGACGATAAAAGGAGTCAGTCGCATCGAGGACGCTTTCGAGAAGTCAGATCAGCGAGAATATTACATACCTTGCAGACATTGCGACCATGAGCAGACCTTAGAGTGGGCCAATGTAAAGTGGCAGGATAATGATCCAGATACAGCAGGATATTTATGTGAGTCGTGCGGAGTTCTATGGTCTGATGCTGATAGAAGATGGTCTGTTCGTAATGGTCGATGGGTAGCTGGACAAGAATTCAAAGGAATTGCTGGATTTAAGATCTCTGGACTATATTCTCCGTGGACACCTTTGGCTGACGGTGTCCGTGAGTTCTTATCGGTTAAGAAGAACCCAGAGCAGCTAAAGGTATGGGTTAATACTTATCTTGGATCTGTATTCGAGGACGAAGGTGAAACTATTGATGAGTTGAACTTAATGCAGCGGCGAGAACACTTTAATGAAGTGCCTGAAGGCGTGGTAATGATCGTTGCTGGCGCTGACGTTCAGGATGACCGACTAGAAATAACATTTCTGGGTATTGGTGTAGACGAGGAATCTTGGGTTATAGACCATAAGATAATGTACGGTGATCCTTCTACTCCACAACTTTGGACTGCACTAGATTCACAGATATCTCGTACATTCCAGACTGAAGACGGTAGAGAATTAGCTATAAGAGCCACTGCAATCGACTCTGGCGGTCACTTTACTAATACTGTCTATCAATACGCTAACAGGAACTTCAATCGCAGAGTATTTGCCATAAAAGGTGTTGGTGGTGAAGGCCGTCCCATTGCTGGCAAGCCATCTAGGAACAATTCCGTTAAATGTAGATTATTTCCAGTCGGAGTCGATACTGCGAAGGATTTAGTGTTTGCTAGGCTAAGAATTAAAGAGGAAGGGGCTGGATTTATACATTTTTCTGAGGTATTGAACGATGAATATTTCCGCCAACTTACAGCAGAAAAGATCGTAACAAAGTTTGTTAGAGGCTTTAAGAAAAGGGTATTCCAAAAAATCCGCGCTAGGAATGAAGCATTAGATTGCATGGTGTACAGTTGGGCTGCTTATAGTATAATCAATCTTAATGTCAATAGCATTGCGGCTAGAATTCAGGCAAAATCGGAAGATCCAGAAGTGGTCGAAGTGATTGAGCCTGAATCAATAGTCGTTAAGAGGCGACCAATGCAGAGAAGGCCGCGACAAAATTACACTAACGCATGGCGGTAGAATGGCTAACCTTTTTGATAGTGCAAATTACCCAAGCCAAGAACCTGAGACTTTAGTTGTTGGTGATCGTTGGGTTTGGCAGCGTCCAGATCTTGTTACGGATTATCCGACAGACCAGTACGCTTTAACGTATGAATTCCACTGCGACTCAGGCGGCGGTGGTAATCATCAGTTCACCATTACGGCTACAGAAACAACCTTAGCTTACGTTGTAGAAGTTGCCTCTACAGTCACAGATAATTACACAGCTCACCAATATAAGTGGTATGCCTTTATAACAAGAACTTCGGATTCTGAAAGAGTCGCTGTTGATGAAGGCATGACAACTCTGGTCGCCAACTACGCAGACACAAACGCAGATCTTAGGACACACGCCAAAAAGGTCTTAGACGCTGTTCAGGCTGTTATTGAAAACAGGGCTACTATCGACCAAAGTTCATTCAGTATCGCTGGCAGAAGCCTTTCTAGGATGTCTATCGACGAATTATTCTTGGTCAGAGATAGATACCGCGCCGAATACAACGAAGAAGTCAAGAAGGCTCGAATCCGTAACAAGAAGCCGAGCGGCAACCTAATCGGAGTAAGATTTTAATGGCTTGGAATCCGTTTAAACGCAAAGAGGTTCGCAAGGCGGTCAAATTACAAAGATCGTTCAAAGGCGCTCAAGGTGGTCGGTTATTTGCCGACTTTTTTAGTTCATCAGCTTCAGCAGATCAGGAACTAAGGCAAGCACTGGTCACGTTGAGAAATAGAAGTCGTGAGTTGTCACGAAATGACGCTTACGTTGCTAGATATCTTAACCTTCTAACGTCTAACGTGGTCGGACATAACGGCATTCGAGTCAATGCCAAGTCCCGTGATGCTGATGGCAGTCTTGATACTATCGCAAACTCAACGATTGAGGCTGCTTGGAAGAAGTGGGCCAAGAAAGGAAATTGCACAGTTGACGGTCAGATGTCTTTGATCGACTGTCAAAGGATGTTTATCGAGGCTCTGGCCCGTGATGGCGAGGTTTTAATTCGTCAAATCACCGATCCTACAAGTGACTTTGGTTACAAGATCGAGTTTCTTGAAGCTGATCACTTAAACGACACCA